CAACGCGCCGAGGTCCGGAATTTGCGGGCCGCCGGGGCCGCCGCCCTCGAACACGCCAGGAGCCGGCGCTCCAGTCGGTGGTCCACCTTGTTGTGGCAACTGGCCCTGCATCGCCATTTGCTCGGCGTCTTGCGCCTTCTGGAGCAGGTCGCCACGACCGGCGAGCATGAAGACTTGGGCGTCCAGCCATTTGAGGTACGCCGGGCTTTCGCGGATGCGGTCACGCGCCTTCGAGCGTCGGATTTCGTCGGGGTTGTCACCCAGTCCGGTGATCGCCTCGTCTAAACCGGCTGTCCCTGCTGCTAGCCGCTCATGCCAGTACCGCGCGACCACCATTTCGTCTGTCGGTAACGTGGCCTGAACTTCCCACTTGACCTGCATCGGCTTTTCGAGATCCGCGGGACCGAGCCCCAGGTAGCCCGAGGCGTTGTTGTCGTCGCCCGAATAGAAGACCCACACCTTCTCGTTGACGTGCTGCGAGCGGACCAGCGACCACAGCTTCTCGGTCTGGCCGAGCAGCAAGCGCTCGAGCCCGTGGCGCACCGGGCCGACACGGGTGCGGGTGTACGACAGGACCTGGCTGATGGCGAAGCCGGCACCCTCCATGCCGCTGAGGGTGGTGACACGTGGTGACTCGAGGTCGCGAATGGCCTGGTCAACCAGGCTCATGTGTTTTTCCAACGTCTCGGGGCCCATGTACTGGATGCGCTGGAGCTGCCGACCGGCGGGCAGGTTCAGGATCTCGCCCGGCTTGACCGTCACGTCCTGCTCGCGCGGCAGGCCGTCATTGCCGATCACCGAGCTCGCGGGCGTGTCGCCGTACGTGACCAGCGGGCTCAGCAGGTCCCTGGCGACATATTGCGCATGCATGGCACGCAAAAATTGGCGATAGCGGACTAATTCGAGCTTGGTGCGGCCGATGCCCCAGCCGACCTTGCGGTTCCGCCAGTGCGACATCGACAAGCCCGGCGCGTAGTCATACGGGACCCCGAAGCTGTAGCCGTGGCGGAACTGCTTGACGATCGTGCCGCTGATCTGGCCGTTGTAGTTCGCCCCAGCGACGCTGTACGTCACCCACTGATCGTCCCAGTGCTCCAGAAAGTCGACGGTCGCGATGGCCGATCGATTGGCCTCGATCTCGTTGTAGCCCTGGCCGAGGTCCTCGGGCACGATGTTGCCCTGCTTGTCGCGAGCCAGACGGTAGCGGCGGAACGTCGAGCGCTGCGGCTTCTGGGTGACCTCGAGCACCTCGCACAAGCGGCCGCCGGCCCACTGCGGGTAGATCGTGCGCGGGTCGACGTAGATCCAGGCGAACGGCGGGCCCGCGGACTTCTTGGCGTCCTCCGTGGCCTTGTCGAAGGTGCGGTAGGTGTCGTACGAATCGTCGGCTTTCGGCGGCTTGATCGCGTACCGTGCGTCCCACAGGTCGCGCTGCCAGAGCAGTTTGGCCCAGCCGCCGCCGTCGTTCAGACACGCGTCGGTGACCTGGGTCATGGTGTCCGAGCCGGGCTCGCGTGTGCCGCACCGCCACAGCACCTCCTCGGTCCAGTGCTCGCGGTCGGTGGCGAGTGTCTGCGCGGTGTCGCCTTCGCCGCCCTTGATGCTGATCTTGGGCCGCTCGAGCGTCAGGATCGCGGACTGCTGGAACGCTTCTTCGGTGATGTCCGGGTCGCGCGGGTCGACGTGGACCAGCACGTAGTCCTTGTCGGCCTCGGCCAGCGCCGGCTCGCGCATCTCGCGCTGTCGGCGCATGTGGTCGATATCGTCGTCCTGGTCCTTGTACAGGTCGCCCAGCTCGGTGCGCAGGGCCTGCACATAGTGCGCATCGGGCGGCTTGAGCGTCTTCGACTCGCGATCGACGGAGTCTGCTGCCGGCGGCGCCTCAGCCATCAGGTCACTTCAGGCGCGAGTGTAGCGCGTTGTTGTGGCGAGCACACAAAGCGCATGGTGCAAACGCACAACGGTTCACGCGCGCATGCTGCGTTTGATCGACTCGGCGTCGGTGCCCAGCCACTGCCAGAACACCCGCTCGAGACCGGGCGCGTTCGCGTTGATCGTGCTCGGCGAGCCCTCGAGCTTCTGGCCGGTGACCGTGAGAAACCGACGCGTGACGTACGCCTCGACCCAGTCCCGGCGCCGGCGGCCATAGGGCAGCGAGCCCTTGACGAAGATGCGCAGCCCGTCACCCCCCGGCGAGCGCTCGGTGTAGCTCTGCAGGGCGCGGACGATGGCGTTGGCTTCGGTGCGGTGCTCGCTGACATGGTCCAGGTCGATGCCGACCAGGCCCCAGCGCGGGCTGAGCGCGAAGCTCACGCCATCCCAGCCACCGTGCCGATAGGCGTCATACGCGGCGTCGAACGTGGACCACGTCTCGGGCTCGGACGCTTCGGCTTTCGTGCCGTCAGGCTGGTAGGGCGGCTTGCTGATGCGGCCGTTGGCATCGGCACTGTATTTCCAGACGGCCCAGGCGTCATGCAGGCGCAGCTCGGACGGGATGTTCCAGCGTTCGACACTGAGCGTGTGGCCTGGGCGTTGCTGTGGCCGGGGCTCGCTGAGCGCGGCGATCCAGCGCGGCACATGCACGAGCGGCGAGTCACTCATCGGCCGAACGCGTACCGCGAGCGACTCGCCTCGGGCGAGCTTTTCGCGCCGGCATACGCCATCGCCAGCGCGGAGACCGTGTCGTCATGCCCACCCTGCGGCGCCGCGTACCGCAGCAACCCACTCGGCAAGACCGTGCTCTCGTACGCCAGCAACTCCGCCGTTTGCACCGCATCGTCGAGCAAGGTCAACGCGCCGTCTTCGATCGCCACGCTCAGGTCGATGATGGCCGCTGCCTTCGTGGCGTTGGTGGTGGTGAACGACCAGATCGGCAAGGGCGGCCGTTTGGTCCCGTCGAGCAGCACGTAGCCGCGCTGCAGCCGTTCGATGATCGGCGTGCCCATCGCATTCGACTCGGCGACAATAGTGCGCGGCTTGTAGGCCGCGGCGAGGCGGTGCAAGCGTTCGGTCTGGAACTCGTACTCGATGTTGGAGAAGCGGTCGAGCAGCACCTGCTCCTGGGTGCTCGCGTCGATCACGCTGATGACCGTGAAATCGTTGGTGCGGCCCCAGTCCACGCCGAAGACGTACGTGTGATGCGGTTCTGGTGGGCGTGGCTTGAGACGAGCGACGGCATGCACGCCGCGGAACACGCCGGCGCCGTCTAGACTCAGGAATTGCGCCAGGTACTCCTGGGCGAACACGCGGTCCGGGAGCTCGTCGCGTGCGGCCTCGATCTCCTGGGGCGCGATGTACGGGTTGACGCTGGTCGGCATCTGCCAGCTCCCCCATTGCTGCTCAAGCGGGTCCTGGCCGCGACTGAAGAGCTGGTAGAAGTCGTTCAGGCCGCGCGGCGTGGACATGAACCAGCCCGCGCCCTGGTAGTCGGCCAGCGTCGGGCGGATCGCCTGACCCCACACGTCGGCCAGATGCGGCACCATCGACGCCTCGTCGACGACCACCAGGCCGTAGCGCCGGCCGCGCGCGGGATCGCCGGTATCGGTCGACCAGCACTCGATCACGCCGCCGCCGTACAGCTCGAGCCGATGTTCCTGCTCGCTCTTGTCGCGAATGACCTCGGTCAGCACGACTTTGAGCTCGCGCCAGAACTCCTCGAGCAGCTTGTACGTTGGGGCGAAGTAGCCGCCGGGTTGCCGCTCGAGCGCACAGTCGATGAGCAGGTCCTGGGCGAGCTTGCTCTTGCCGGCGCGTCGGCCGAGCGCGACGACGTTGAAGCGGCGCGCCTCGGTCTTGATCTGCGCCTGCGCCGGGTGCAGGCGCGGCAGTCTAATCGTCCGCTCGGCCGTTGGTGAGAGCACGGTAGGACTTCTCGAGGATGATGGGCTGTTCTTCGCGCAGGATGCGGATGGTCACTTCCTGCTCGGCCTGGACGCGTTCGGTGGGCTTGAGCCCGGCGCGATCGAGCAGGTCCTTGCCGGCGGCCAGACGCACGCCGTCGGTCTCGCCGGCGAGGGCGATGCGGTACAGCTCGGTGAGCACCGGATCGACCATCAGGGCCAGGCGTTGCTCGGCCTTGAGCTTGGCCTGCGGATTCGCACCGCCATGCATGCGACAGACCGTCTGACCGCGCATCGGCGGGTTGTGACAGGTGCCCGATCCGCCGCGGGTCTTGCGCCCACACAGGCGCTGCTGCATGGGGCTTTGCACGTGCATGGGGAAGGCGGTCATGGGGCGGTTCGGGGGTTCGGTGGACGGCCGAGGCGAGGCGGCGGCAGGTTGGCGTCGAGCCGACAGGCCAGACACAAATGGCCGATGCGATCGACGACGAACGTGTAGCAGCCAGGGGTGCTGCAAATGGTGCGTTCGTGGGTCTGGTGCATATGCCAGCGCGGCTCGACTTCG